GTACGATATACTACGACAGTGCACAGAAGGCCCTTACGGTCTATGATGACATATCGGGGACCTCGTTACAGGTTGGTCAAGAGGAGCGTGTACGCATATACAACCCCACAGCGGGGACTTTGCTTAACGGCTCAGCAGTATCTGTCACAGGCACGACTGCGGAGGGAGTAGTACAGGTAGGCTTAGCTATTGCCTCAGACGAGGTAAGCGCCATAAACACGATAGGCATACTAACATCAAACGTGCTTCCCTCCTCTTATGGGTGGGCAACTTACGCAGGAACAGTAAACGATGTAGATAGCTCTGCTTACACGGAAGGAGCAGCACTCTTCTTATCTGATACTGTTGCGGGAGCGTACCAAGAGACACGCCCATTGTCCCCCTCCTATGAAGTACGTATGGGTGGAGTACAGAAAAGCGATGTTGCTGTTGGTAAGTACTTTGCTGAGATACGCATAATAAGCAATGACCAAGACAACAACGCATTCTATAATGGGGCTATTCTTGAGCCAAATGAAGTCAAGATTGTATCTAATGGAACTACTGTAAATCTTGCTCTAAATAGTCAAGCGGCAAATGGCCGCCTCTCTCTAATCTTTAATCAGCGATACGTATCCGTGACCTCTGGGATAAACATTGACCTCATTCTAGGTACAGATGAGGTGCCTGTAGAGAACTGGGTCTATATCGACTCAGCAGGTGTGATGCAGATAGACACCAATAGCTTTCCTGGTGGAATACAGTACACTCCGGTAGCACGCTGCGTTGTTCCAAGTGCTGCAACGGCACAGACGCTAGGCCTGTATAAAGCACACGCATATACAGACCATCTACAGGACTCTCAGGGACAAGGACACCTTACACACCTGAACGACTGGGTACGTAACAGGCACGCACAGTACGAGACAGGCGTGGCGGGAATATCGCCGTATATTGCAGGTCCTGTTCCTGAAGCAGTCCTTCTCTATACCTCTGGAGTTATCTCTCAGCTACACGAGCACCCTTTCCCAGCAACAAACTCTACTGTATTGCCTGCGCTGGTTATCAATGATTTTAATACTCCTTATGCGCCTGTTAGTGGAATCAACCCTACAATAGACACGGACTCTAGCGGAAATGCCATTGGTTCTAATATGTACTATAATCTGGTGCTGTGGGGTGTAGTCTCAGAAGAAGAGAAAGATTGTAGGCTGATGCTTAATCTTCCTACAGGCTCGTACACTAATATAACAGACGCTACTAATGATGTGGACGATACGTTAGACTACTCTATTCCAAATGAGTATCGGGGTACTGGCTTTCTTATTGGCCGCTTTGTAGTTCAACGGAAAACAACCACAATAGAGATAACCTCATATTATGACTTAAGAGGTAGCCTGCCTTCTGTAGGCGGTGGTTCAGCAATAGGCGGTGGAGGAATTACAACCTTTGACGAGCTTACGGATACTCCCATAAGCAAAGTAGGTGAGGGCTTAAAGTCAGTCAGAGTAAATGTTGGTGAGACTGCTTTAGAGTACTTTGACCTAACCCACGGAGGACTTCCCGACCTAGCAAATGACGACCACCCGCAGTACCATACTGACGCAAGGGGGGACGCTAGGTACGCCCCAATTGCACACAATCACGATGCAGGATACTTTTAGGCCACACGGCTACTACTTACTTATTAAATAGGAGGCCATCATGGCTAACATTATTAGAATTAAACGCTCAACAACCCAAGTTACTCCAAGTAGCTTAGAACAGGGGGAAATGGCGTACTCAGAAAGCACAGGAACAGGAGACGGTGAACTCTTCATCGGAATCGCTGGGTCCGGCATTGAAAAGATAGGCGGTTACAAAGATGTACAGAAGCTGGCAGGTATCGAGGCAGGTGCCACCGCCGACCAGTCTAACGCGGAGATAAAGGTCGCGTATGAGGCTAACGCCAACACCAATGCCTACACTGACACCGAGAAGTCTAAGCTCGGAGGCATAGAGTCCGGCGCTACTGCTGACCAGACACCGGCTCAGATTAAGACCGCATATGAGTCTAATGCAGATACTAACGCATTTACAGATGCAGAGGAGTCAAAGTTAGCTGGCATCGCTGCTGGCGCACAGCCTGACATGTCTAATGCTGAGATTAAGACAGCATATGAAGCTAACGCAAACACCAATGCGTTTACGGATACAGACGAGTCAAAGCTAGACGGCATCGCCGCTGGTGCGACTGCCAACTCTACGGACGCATTCCTCTTAGCTAGAGGCAACCATACGGGGCAAGAGCAGACAGCCGATTATGCTGACGATTCTGTCACGTATGCTAAGATGCAAAATGTTGCGGCTGACCAGCGTATTTTAGGTAATGTGTCTGGTGCTGGCGGCATTGTTGCTGAGCTGACTGCCACCTCTGTTCGCTCGATGATAAACGTAGAGAATGGCGCAGACGTTACAGACGCTACGAATGTTAATGCGGCTGGTGCCGTTATGAACACAGATACGTCTACTGCTCCTATGGGTTTTGTTATTGATGAGGACAACATGGCCTCAGACAGTGCCACTAAGGTTCCTACTCAGCAGTCTGTTAAGGCGTATGTAGATAATACAGTAGCCTCGGGAGTCAACTACAAGGGCGGATATGACGCAGCCACAAACACGCCTGATTTAGATAGCACCCCGATAGCAACTCAAATTGGTGACATGTACACTGTGACAACAAACGGCACGTTCTTTACGGAGACTGTTGAAGCTGGTGATGTACTTATCTGTGAGGCTGTCAATGCGACTACTTTGGCAGAGTGGACCACAGTACAGAATAATGTTACTTTAGCCACCACAACAGCCCCCGGTATTATTCAGCTTGCCACGAACACTGAGGTAAATACAGGTACAGATACTCAGAAGGCCGTAGTTCCTAGTTCGCTGACCGCGTGGACTGGTAGCGCCAACATATCAACTGTTGGGACAATAACTTCAGGTGTTTGGAGCGGAACAGCAATTGCGGCTGGTAAGCTCCCAGCGGCATCGACATCGGCCTCCGGCATTGTGGAGGTTGCTACCCAGACTGAGGTAAACACAGGGACAGACACCTTAAGAACTGTTTCCCCTGCTACTTTAGCCAATGCCACTATAGACGGTGGTACATTTTAACTTAACGAGAGGAAATACTTATGATGATGCGTGGCGATATGCAGATGGTGATTGACCAAATCAACCCTATCTTGGAGGCCTATGCGGCCCGTTTGAAGGCCCTAGAGGAGGCTGTGGACGCCCTAGCGGTCCAAAAGGTGGAAAAGAATGTAAAAAAGTCACCTAAATGACCTTCCTTAGGACACATTTGGACAAAAGTGTGGTAGAATATAGGTATAGTACATAATAACACAACAGACTACAAATGTGTCCTTGAGGAGGCAAGCCCATGGATGATGAAGAATACTTTGAACATATGAAGGAAATGTTCCAGTGTAAAGGCTGGGGCATCCTTCAAGAAGAGTTGCGTGATAATGCGCACTCGCTTAACAACCTTCAGGATGTTACTGATGCAGATGACCTCTTCTTCAAGAAGGGTAAGTTAGCTGCCATCGGACTCCTCATCAACTTCCCTGAGAGTATCAGGCTAGCAGAGGAGAGTCAACTTGAAGGTACTGAATGACTACGAGTGTGCCCAATGTGGTACACAAGCAGAACACTTTGTGGAGAACTCCACCCAGACAGTTAGTTGCCCAGACTGTTCAGGTGTAGCCACAAAGGTGCGCTCTGTGCCTAACTTTGTTCTACCCGGCAACGATGCTTCAGGTTTTCCTACAGCATACGCCAAATGGGAGAAGAAAAGGGCTCAGAAGATTGCACAAGAACTTAAATCAGAGAATGCGTAAGCACTGGAGAATATATAATGGCAGCAGAGATATTGGAAACACAGCCCGACAACACGCCCGTAGACGAACTACCTACTGACGATGCGGCAATGTCACCACAGGACCTAATCACCGACTTTGGTGGTCAGGACACTACGGCGGCCCCGCAGGATGAACTCCCAGAGAAGTACCGTGGGAAGAGCATGCAGGAAGTAGTCTCAATGCACCAAGAGGCCGAAAGGCTCATTGGTTCACAAGGCAGTGAAGTAGGGGAACTGCGTAAGACTGTGGATACGTACATAAATTCACAGCTCCAAGCTCAACAACAGGCCCGAGAGGAGCCCGAAGAGGAATTAGATTTCTTTGAGGACCCACAGGGGGCCGTAAACAGAGCTATAGAGACACACCCAGAGGTCGTACAGGCCCGACAAGCAGCACAGAACATGGCGCGTAGTACTTCGGTACAACAGCTCCAGACCAAGCACCCTGATATGAAGGACATCCTAGCGGACCCCTCCTTCCAACAGTGGGCGCGAGGTAGTGCGGTACGTATGGAACTATACCAGCGTGCTGACCAAGGATACGACTTTAATGCAGCGGATGAACTTATGTCGCAGTTTAAAGAACGTAAACAGGTTGCTAGACAGACTGTACAGACTGAGAACACTGCGCGACAGCAGGCAGTACGCCAAGCATCGACAGGTTCAGCCAGCGGGAGTTCCAATGCTGGTTCAAAGCGTGTGTATCGTAGAGCTGACATTATTAAACTTATGAAGAACGACCCCGACCGTTATGATGCACTCTCAGGTGAGATTATGCAGGCATATCAGGAAGGCAGAGTTCGATAATTAACTCTAGGAGACATTCTTATGTCCTTTAATACCCCCGTAACACCACAGGTCACCAGTATTCCGGGTCCTGGTGGAAATACAGGCACAGCAGCAACATTTATCCCCCAGATTTGGTCCGATGAAGTCATCGCTGAATTTGAGAAGAGTCTTGTTCTTGCTAACCTGATTAAGAAAATGTCCATGAAAGGCAAGAAGGGCGATGTAATTCACATTCCTTCACCCATCCGTGGCAACGCCTCTACTAAGGCGTCTGAATCAGCCGTTACTTTGCAGGCTACTATCGAGCAGGAACTGGTTATCAACATCGACCAGCACTGGGAATATTCTCGTATGATTGAGGATATTACTGAAGTTCAGGCCCTCTCGTCTCTACGTAGGTTCTACACCTCTGACGCTGGCTATGCTTTGGCACGCCAGACTGACTCAATCCTGTTCTCTCGTGGAACACAGTTAGGTGATGGTACGGGCGTCTCGTTCGCTACTTCAGCCTCTATTGAGCCCGGCGTAGTCTCTCCTAGTGGCGCATCTATCACCCCTTGGGGCGGCGGTGTACCTGCTAATGAGTTCTCTGACCGTACCATGCGTGATTCACTTCAGGTGCTGGACGACAACGATGTGCCCATGAGTGGCCGCTTCTTCGTCATCCCACCTTCTCTGTGTAATCAGATTCGTGGTATTGAGCGTTACAACAGCACTGACTTTGTAGATAACAAAGGT